GCAAACTTATATGTCCGATCACCAATATTAAAAGTTTCATATGTAACCCCTGGTACATTTCCATACTTCTTTTCATCCATAACATATGAAGAGTAACACAGGTTGTGGGCCATCATGATAGATGGATACAACGCTTCAAAATCAAGGGCTGTGATTGGTGTATAATAGGCACCCTTTTGGGCGTCCAATACAGTAGCACCCTCATAGGGTTCTTCTGGGAGAGAACCATACCGAATAGTCGGTACCATGAAACCAAGTTCCCTCGCTTTCTTTGTCAATTGAGAAAATACCTTAATTTGTTGACCACGTTCAACGAGGAATGGTACTGGAACCCACGTCGCCTTTGCCATTTCAACTAGGTTAAGGAGAATACAAAGCTTCTTCATGAGTCGGTGTGGGAGGAGTGTATCTTTGATACAATACTCTGCAACTTCCCTCAGTTTTACAGGATCTTCCTCCCTGTACCGCGCAAACATCTCTTTGGGTGTCATGTCAATCTTTTGATCACCGAGGTATAACTTTGAAACATTGTCTAGCTTATATGAATCCAATTTGTACCCCTTCTTGACCTCATGGAATAAATCAAAAATAAACCGACCACTCATAGGAAGAAGTTTAAGTGTGTTATCACCTAGGGCACTAGATGAAAGTTTCTTAATCACCAATTCAGAATCAGTATCTTTGAGTTTACCCAAGTTGTAGAAATCATAATGACACTGGTTGATCTGTGCACGCTTGTAGATATACTCCATATCAAAACCAAAAATGTTCCAACCCGTAATAATGTCCACATCCTTATTGTGAAGATACTTCTGGAACGCCTCGAGCATTTCCCTCTCAGTCGCATAACTGCGAATGTCGCACCCCTCTAGGTTTGAATCCGTTTTCTTGTAACAGAGGCATGTCTTATCATAAGGTACATCAGACCCAAACTTACACAGAGAAATTGCAATTTGAAAGCATGCATCACCAGGAATATTTGCATCGGGGAACTTACCAGTAGAGCTGTTACATTCAATATCTACAGATGCCACAACAAATGGTGCGATGTCATCCCTCACAACTGGTCTCAGTGTAGTCCAATCGTTGCAGAAAAGATCAATATCTACTTGAGCAAGGTGAGAACGAATACATTTATCACCAGTATCCAACCACCCAGTAGATTGAATTCCAGTGCGATGCATTAAGCGAAGAACAGGATCCAAGTTGGACTCATAGACTTTTACATTCCGCACACCAAAAATTTCAAAAAGGTCAGGTGATCTATCTAATGGTCTTCTCAGGAATGAATCTACAAGTCTTCGAGCTTGAAGATTTTTAAAGTTTAATTTCATAAATGTAAACTCTTCATTATTTTGGAACCCCCAAACATCCTTAGACTTCATAACAGAATAGGCAATTAGTGAATCTCTACAACCCTCGTCAAGAATATTGTAAATTCTTTGCATCTTTTGGGTATCAATGTTCCTCGGAAGTTTAATAAAAAAATACGGCGTAAAGGATGTCGTTAGACAGACAGACTTCCCACCCTCCGCCTTACCAAAAATACTGATAAGGTGTTCTTCATCTGTATCCCTCGCCTCCCAAGTCAGTGCTTGAAATAATACCATTGTGTAATTAACGAATGAAAATTTTAATATACTTTATTAGTAAAAATGTCTGCCGCTTTGATTGATCTTGTATCTAAAGGAGCTCAGGATGTGTACATCACTGGTGACCCTCAGGTTAGTTTCTTTCGTCAAAACTATAAGCGTTATACCAACTTTTCTATGAAGCCAGAACGAATGGATTACATTGGTACCTTCGCTGCAAACAATGAAGTTTCTATCCCTATCCGTTCTAAGGGTGATCTCCTCAGCTACATGTGGATTGAAGACACCAACATTTCCAATACTGGCACTAACACAGATGGCCTCTTTTCTGCGGGTGCTTCCAAACCAACCACCTTCGAGTTGTGGATTGGTGGACAAAAGGTGTCTGAGCTTGACTCACTTTTCATCCAGGGTGTTTACAATCCCCTCTTACGGGACAACTCCGCGAAGGCCTCTTGTACTGTGACTACCAACGTTGCCAAGGAAAACCACGGTAAGAATCACTTCATGATTCCTTTCTTTTTCGGTGAGGACTGGACAAAAGTCCTACCAATCGTCGCGCTTCAATACCATGAAGTTGAGATTCGTATCAAGTGCAGAGATGGATACACCCCTCGAGGTACACCCAAGGTCTATGGTAACTACCTTTACTTAGACACAGATGAGCGTACTTTCTTTACTGAGACCGAACATGAACTCCTCATCACACAAACACAGTACCAACCAGCTACCAACACCGATACCGAGTTGGATCTTAGTTATTTCAACCACCCAGTGAAGTCTCTCCACCTGGTTTCTGGTGCTGCCTCTGGTCAGAAGTGGTACGCGGAATACACTTTCAGTACTTCATCTCTGTACATTAACGGAACTCCTCTTTTTGAGAACACTTCTAACGTGTACCACCACAATGTTGTCCCTCAGATGCACTGCACTGATCTACCCGATGATGTCTTAGATGATCTACCAACCTACTCCTGGCCTTTCTGCCTCACTATGAGCAAGTCTCAACCAACTGGCACTCTAAACTTTTCCCGTATTGATAACGCAAAGCTTATGGTCAACAATGTTTCCGGTGGTAACACCCTCCATAGAATTTACGCTGTAAATTACAATATCCTCCGTATTAAAAATGGTATGGCTGGTGTCGCGTTCGGTAACTAATTTTATATTTTTGTACTTTCATAAAAATTACATATGATTGGAGTAATTCCCGATGATATGTAACCTAAGTAGTCTTTTGATAAGTTATTTTCAAGTCAATATGGATCTCTTTCATAAAATAATGGAGCTTGTTGACAAGAACTCGGGGAATATTCCCGAGGGGGACTATTTGGAGTTGTGTGATACTATCCAGAAGTTGCGAGAACAGGTGAAACCACCTTCGTTTCTTGACCAAAGCATCCCTATGTGGAGGTATGATGAAACAAATCAAGAGAACACCCTAGTCTATGAGCCAACACCGCTCACACCTGAGTGGATGGATGATTCTCTACCATCTGACCCAGACACCGCTGCCCAGCGAGATCGAGAACAATTTCATCAACACTGGAGAGAAGTTCATGAAGAGGTTACGTATCCAGGTCTCAACGAGTTTCTACAGGAGTTACATGAAGAGTGGACTGATCAGGTTGAACCGGGTGCATATTACCCTCCACCAAGACAGTCCATGCAAGATGAAACTATTACAGCTGGGGAAGCTCTAGGACATTTGAGAGAGTGTATCTAACGTAAAGGTCTTATACGCACACGACGAAGATCTCGCCATATAAGGGAAGGCGCTGAGGGATCTATTGTAGCTGAAGAGCGAGGGTATACACGCGCTGAAGGATCTATTGTAGCTGGTGAGTAGAGTTCTTTCCTCCTAGATAGTTCTTTTATTTTGAAATGTAATTTCTTGAGTTCATTTGATATCTTTACATACGCCCACTCATTCCTCGTTGGGAACATCTCATCATCATCCATAATTTCCATGATCTTTCGTATATGTTCCATACCTAAGTGGAGCATAGAAATTATATTTTTGAATAAAAAACATTCAACATGGAGGACCTACGTTTGTAACAATATTTATATTATATATAGTAAGAGATGCAATATACCAGAATAATTATCATCAGTGTGTTGTTTTATATAGTGTTACTATCCATTAACACAAATAGTCTAGAAAAGAAGATGTTATATACAGTATTACAAGATCTAGACTGGTGGACTATAACTCATCACTCGGTAAAATATGACCCTGGTATAGTCAATTACCTAAAGGCACCTTTCTACTTTGATAAAAATAGACTCACTAAAGTTTCGAGAGGTCAAATGTACGACGCATATTGTTTCACTAAACCATATGCTAAAGTACAGGAGCAGTTACAAAGTAAAATGTTCTGGAATGAGTATTTACCTAAAAATGGTATCAGCGTCCCCAAATTGAATGCAACTACAAATCCCTATAAAGAATATGATCCTATTGATCCAGATAGAGAATACATTTCAAAACCCGAATTTGGAACAGCTGGGGATGGGATTAAAATAGTAAAAGGTAGAGATGTGAAACCATCAGGAATAAATTGTCTTATTCAAGATAAAATTGGAAGTTGCGGCTACGATGGGGCACGATCATATCGCATTGTAACGACATACGACGGTGATGTTCTCGCCAGGTATGAATTTAAGAATGATGAAACAATTACATCAAATATTAGTTCAAGTAAACGTGCAACTGCAGTGAAACACGATAATGTCCCTGAAATTGAAGACATTATACAGAAACTTTGTAAACTTCATGTCCGTGATTTTAACTTTTGCTTTTCAATTGGTTGGGACTTGATGGTAGAATGTGAAGACAAGGATCCCGCATTTCCTGATGTTTATGTCCTCGAAGGGAATTGGCCATCTGGAATATTCGGGGACACTATAAACAGGAACGACAAATTTATAGAAATGGTAAATAAAAAAGCACGGTCATTTTACAAAATTAAAGATTTATGATACCTAAGTAGAAGCTAAAGTTTGTAAGAATATATGTATTTTTCATCTAAAAACCAACAACCAACAATGAGCGGAGGAATTACCATGTCTAAAGCACTGCTGAACACCAAACCCCGATACCCCCGTAAGGGTGTCC